AGCATCTAGCCGGAATTCGGCATAAGTACACGGTACGAGACAGTTTGACAGGCGACCTTCTGACGTTCTATGATGATCGTCCAGCAACGAGGAAATAATGGACGTAGCCACAGCACTTACCACCATCAAGCGGCAGTTCGGTGACGAATATGACGTCATCATCACCGATATTGATATCTATGCTTGGATTCACGATGCTGAGCTGGATATTATCCGCAATACTAGTGCGAATAATCTCACGATCAATGTGGCTACAAACGCTTTCCCTACTGACGTCCCGGATTCCGTTAATATCAGACGTTTGTCTGTTGATGGCAAAGCTCTCCGCAATATCTCCAAGGAAGAGATCGACCTTCTTAGTCTATCCGACGCAGCAACTGGTGGACCAGCATACTGGTACAAGTTCAACAAGAAGGTTTACGTCTATCCTTCCGATCCTACGTCGAGTCAGCAGATTCAGGTAACTTACAACAAGGTGCCTCCGCTACTTTCCGGTGATCCTACAGGGAAGTCGCTAACTGTCCCAGAAGTCTACCATGAGGACGTAGTTAAATACTGTTTGGCAAGAGCGCACAACAAGAACCATGATGCGGCCGCCGAACAACAGCAACAGGCTCTGTATGATAAGAACGTTGGTATGAGACGTGACGAAACTCACGCTCCTGACGCTCCATTGTACAAAATCCAAGACCCCTGGGATTACCAATAATGGCGCTATCCTCTTCAGTCCCAGGTGAGGAAATCTACCGCATTGCCATTGGGCAAGGCATGTATTCCTCTGAATTGCCGTCGAACATTCCTGACGGTTTCTCGTCCATCTGCTACAATCTCGTAGCCACTGGTGACTCACTAGAGAATCGCATTGGAATCAAACGACCTACCCTGGACTGGAAATACGGAGAAGCTTCTCCCGGTGCAGACTCCTTTGTCGACACTGAGTATTATTTCTGCCATATTGATCCGTGGTCAAAAGACGCTTCAAAGCCAGCTTTCATGTGGTCAGGGAAGGGTTATATTCTCCCTGCTCTTACAGCGAGCGGAAACACCCTCAACGCAGTTCGTGCTGAAGGTACTCATGATGCCAACGATGGATTCATGAGTTGTTCGATTCCCAACCCTTGTACGGGAATCGCTCAATACAACGGTGTGACGTACTTCATCCTGAGTGGAGTTGGAGTACAGAAGATCACGGTCTTTAACTGGGCTACAGATACGATTACCTACACGCAGGTAGCATCATCGGCCGGTGCAACTATGCGTGGATTGTTCACGTTTAAGGACAGATTGTGGGCATGGAACAAACACAACCTCTACTTCACGAACGTAGCCTCAGTTACCAACCCGCTACCAGAAACCTGGGCTTTGGCGTCCAATGTTATCCCGTTTGCTGGTCCCAACGGATACGGGGATATCAAGCAGATAGTTCCCCTTGGCAACAGACTGGCTGTATTCACTACAAACGGCCTTTTCACGCTGCTAGTTGAGGGAGAGCCTGCTTCGTGGATTATGCGTATCCTCGACTCGAAGTCAATCTGCACTACAAGTAGAACGGCCTTCGAGTCCAAGGGCATTATCTACTACATCAACTCACAGGGAGTTTGGGCAACTAACACACAGACTGTCACGAAGCTCTCTGCTGTTATTGACGATCAGTGGTTCTTGGCAAAAGGTGCCAGAATCCATACCATCTGTGCGTATGAGGATGGCATGATCGCCTCCATCGCAAAGCAGTCAACTACAAACGGCCGCTATTTCGATAAGGACAACTGTAAGGTATTCTATTCCAAGCTTGACCCAATTGGTTGGACAGAGTGGAATATCAACCAGTATGAGGCAAGCGGCGGTAGACCTGATCGTTATGCTTTCATGTGGTCCACAACGGATAAGATTCCTACATACCTCAACGCAGAGCCTTCTGTCTACATCATGGGTATGATTACCGACTCCACTCAAGCGGCTAATACCTATGGCGTCATGCAAGTCTTGATTATGGACGGTGGCTCAGACGAGTATGTAGATCGGTCTAATACACTTCGGACTTCCCCTGTAGGTATCTACCTAAAGACGAAGCACTTCGATGGTGGCAATCCTTACAGCATCAAGCGTGCCAAACAGGGGATGCTTGAAATCTTTACTTCCGACGCAAATCACGTCTTTACTACGTCTTGGGACCTAGATGAGACGATTGACTCTGCCTCCGAAGTAGAGGAAGTGAATATCCAAGAGCGGACTGTAGGTGTAGGTTCTAACCTAGTCCGGATTCGGAACCAAATCTACTATCGTCGTGCAGCCATGAATGTCCGTACAACTCTCCAGAGCGACACGTCCCAAATCAAAATCAAGGACATTGCAATCGCTCAGGATACTGGTCGTGGGGAGTTTGAAATTGTCCGATGACCCGCTGGCAACATTCAAGGATGACTACTTAAAGGCTCGTGAGCACACTGATCCAGATAGACACTGGATTGGTGAAACACTCGGTATTCCTACCCAAAGTGAAATCGCTGCCACTGTAGGTACCGTATCTGGTCCCGGAGATAGTCCGTTCGTAGCTAGAGCAGATCATCTCCACAAGATTGATCCCTCTCTACTTCCATCGTTAGTTACGTGGAACCCTGCTATCACCAACGTTACGCTAGGAACTGGCGCTGTAATTACAGCACAGAGAGTAGATGTTCCGATCCAGGGTTCTGCTCTCCGGATCATCCATCTACAGTGTCAGATTCAATTCGGGTCTGGAAGTGCCGTCACGGGTGACGTTTCAATAGGCTTGCCAGTAGCTAGCATTCCTAGATTTACTAATGGAAAAGGCGTCTTTGCTCCAATAGGTAGAAGAATTACGTGTACTTGGAACAGTATTGTAGCCAATACTACTGGTGCTCTTGTTAGACCAGATACTACGTTCCCGGTGGATACCAATGCAAACCGACCAGTTGATATTGGTGGAACAAACCTGTCGAACTTTCTGCCTGCCTACACAATGGATGCAACTAGCTGGCTCTCAGTCTGGGGATGGTACATCGCATGAGCAAAGATGTTATCGGTAAGTATTACGGCCTACAGGATGCACGTTCAATGCGTGGAATCCTAGCTCGTGGACCTGCACGCTACAAAGGTCCAGGTAAAGCACCAAACGTGGGTTCCATGTTCAACGTCCAAAAAGCCGCACAGAAGCGGGTCAAGAAGTTCCAAGACATGAGGAAGTTCCGATGAGTGACGAACCATATGACTACGAAGATGATGATGAGATTCCGGACGATCATGTTTCGGACCCCATCGAGGAAGATGACGAGTGACGACATACCCATACGGATACGGTAGTCCACCAACTCAGCTAACTATCGAGCAAATCTTTGCCAAACCTACGGTAATGATGCTCCACCCGGAGTATCAGAAGCGTTACCGTGGCTTGATGGTTGCATCGGGAGGAAAGCTAAGTATTGGTGGTGCTGGTCGTTCCAGTACACAACAAGAGCGTGTTTTCTTCGAGAGACACAATCAAGTTACTAGCGGCGGCTGCTGTGTATACAATGGAAAGCGTTACCAGCTAAAGTCTGGCGCAGCACATGCAGCGCCTCCTGGTCGCTCTTTCCACGAACAAGTAGTCTACGGCTATTCTGCCGCTGTAGATGCTATCGGTGACCTGAAATGGGCCGCTCAGAACTGTGAGGCGTACGGACTAGAACAGGCAACTTGGGGTGGCGAAGTTTGGCATTTTCAATTTACGGAATTCCCGCACTCAGTTAGTCAGTGGAAAGCCGCTGGCTCGCCTCAGCCTAAAAAGTGGGTCTTACCCGGTCAACCTACTCCGATTCCACCTACTCCCACACCACCTACGCCTACTGTCCCGTCAACTTCAAAGAAAAGGGGAGGCGTCGAAATGATGCTCCTAGCTCATCAATCAGGTTCCAACTCTTACTGGTACACACAAGATGGCGGTCAGACTCGTCAGATTGTGCGTGATCCGAAGCACGTTCGTTCCATTGTATTCTCTGGTGCAGAGGATGCAGTTACCGGAGCTACGGTAACAATGAACAATTGGGGCACCTGTTCAGTTCTCAGCGAAGCTGACCTCACTGCATACTTGGGTAAGGCTACGTCCTAGTTTGACATAAAGCTGCGTACCTGGTACTGTGGGGTAAGGTGGAGCAGAGCTTTGAATTCCTCTTTGCTGTCGCTCGACGAGTCATAGTATTCGGACTTGGCTGCTGGACTATCGGTAATGCACTGATAAATCCAGAAGAAAGGGTTGGCCAACTTGTAATCGGAATGATTATGGTTGGAGTGTTACCAATTGAGAATGTTTCCAGTTGGTTTATAAGGAGGAATAGAAATGAAAATCCTAGCTGATGTGGCAAGCGGAAATTCGGACTGGGCCGATATCTTCTTCCTAGTGGCGGTGATTATCTTCTTCCTCATTGCCCTGTCACACTTTCTCCGACAGAGTATTGATTATGGGTGGAACCTGTTGGCTGTTGGTCTGGGCTTTGTTGCACTCGGTCTACTAGTTCTTTGAGGTAAAAATGGCTAAAAACTTTAATATCCAAAAGGCTGCTTCTCGTCGTTTGAGTGGTGAAAAGGGAACGCCAACGACACCATATCGTCCGTATGGTGAAGTTAGTCAGGGAGTACCCAGAGGTTCTTCTGGACGCCATTGGTCCGGTGAACGTCAAATGGCACGTGAAAATGCCATGTCACGGAAATGGGCACAGTACAAGCGTTCAGGTAGGGGATAATGGCAGCAACACCCGTTAATCCAGCCGTTCTCAATGCACTCACATTGAAGTGGGGACGAGAGCGGGCGAATCTTGACGATCAGCAGAATCGTTACAAGATCAACTACAATAGTGCGCTGGACAAGATGAAGCGCAACTATGATGACACAGCTGCGAAAGCAGCAAGTGGCTTCTCAGATCGTGGAATGGCTCTAGCTGGACCAGCAAGGGCAAACGCTACGAAGCTACAGGGAGAATACAACAGGCAACAGGGTGACGCTGCCACGCTTTACAACACGAATCTCGCCACCATTGCCCGGAACCGTATCCAAGGTGAACAAGAGTTCAAGAACAACAAACTCCTAGCGGCGCTAGGGATGACTTCCGGGTAGGTATAATGGCAGGATTAACAACAACTCCTGGTGGAAACGTTCCCATTCCATCGAGACCAAAGCAACCAATTCGCCCTATTGGATCACTTCCACCACGGCCAAAGCAACAGCCTCGGCTTCCTATGCCGACTATTCCAGGTAACGGTAATCCTGGTCCATTACCTCCTGGTATGGGTAGTCCAGTACCAGGAACTCCGCCGCCGTTTATGAATCCACGGCCGCCAGTAGGAACTGATCCTTGGACTAATCCGTTCATTCCTTCTCCGAGAGACGGTAATCGTCTCCCGAAACAACCATATCCAAGAAATGGTGGAGTTCCGGGTCCTAGCGGCCCAATCATTGATCCTCGCCAACTTCCTCGTAAACCTGGTGGAATGGGTCCGATTATTGGTGGACCTCGTAGTCCTCGTAATGGCGGACAGATGGCTCAGAACAACCTGGCTGAAATTGCCAGGAAGCGCCTAGCGAAGATGGGTTAAGTCATGGCATGGGGTAAATCAAGCATGGGTTCATGGGGTGGCGCAAAGTCATCTACCAAGTCATACTCTACGAAGAAGTCGTCTCCTTCAAAGAGCTATAGTTACAAAGCTCCTTCAAAGAGCTACAGCTACAAGGCTCCTGTTAAGACTTCTTACAAGGCACCTGTTTACAAGGCTCCTGCTCCCGTTTACAAGGCTCCTGTAAAGGCTGCTCCTGTTTACAAGGCTCCTGTCAAAGCAGCTGTTCCAGTCAAAGCTGCTGTAAAAGCTCCGGTTAAAGCTGCTGTCGTTAAGGCTGCTGCTCCTGCCGTAAAACAAGCAGCTGCAATTAAGACAAAGGCTTCACCGCTTCCTCCTACTACGATCTACACTGGCGCTCCTAAGACTGCCGCTCCAAAGACAAAGGGCATCTTAGCAGCAGCTTGGCCTGGTGGTTCTCCAGGTGCTGCAAAGTACGCTGCAAAGACTCCACAGAAGCAAGCTGCTACCTATAAGGCCGCTCAGGCTGCACAGTCAATTGCACGTCTGCAAAAGGTTGCACAGGTAGCAAAAGCAGCGCAAATTGCAAAGGGAATCCAGGGCGTTAAGAACGTCTCTAACGTAGCTACTGGGATCAAGAACGTCGTTAATCCAGTTAGTCACACTGGTACTACTTCGTCCGGTCCTCGGCCAACTTCTGGTCCAAGACCTACTCCGACAACTCCCACAACTGCTACGCCAACTGCACCGCCAACTACTACCACGCCAGTTAAGCCGCCCGTAACTACTACACCTACAGTTCCCACTGCTCCTGTTGCAACGTATCAGAATGCAAGTGGTAGGCAGGGAACGTTTGGTCGGTACAATCGTGAGCGCACTGGACGTGGGCCTCGTACTAACCTGTCAATGACTCCTGAAATGCTCCGAAGGGTTTCAGCACAGCGAATCACGAATAGGTAATCATGGCTGATCCGTATAGCATGGCCCAAGCAATCAGGCTTCAAAAGATTGCCGCCGTAATCAAGAGGGCGCAACAGGCGCAACAAATCGGAAATGTTGCTGGTGGCATCCGAAGAGTTCAGGCTGCCTCTACTCAGGGCATGGGTAATTCCGGCGGTAATCAAGGTGGCGGTGGTGGAGGGGGTGGTGGAGCACCTGTTTCTACTTTGGCAGGTCTACCACAAACTCCTGAAATCAAAGCTCTGATTGCTAAGGGCTTGCTAAAGGAGGGGATGGACCCCACTCAGATTCAGGCCATCATTGGTATCAGTGGTATGGTTGGGCAGGTTCCAATTGATATCGAAGCCATCAAGAAGATTGTCCAAGGAGACTACAACAGCTCTATTGGAGATATCACGGACAATGCTGCTGATTGGATGCATCAGCTATATGGTACAAGTATTGACCCCAACGATCCTAACCAAGCTTTGGCTGCACAGGACCCGATTTGGTCCACGTATGCTGGCGGTCTTACGCAGATGGAAGGTACTGCCAATTCCAACCTGGCTTCCGATCTAGCTTGGTTTGACAAAGAACAACAGGCGCAAACAGACTACTACAATGGTCTAATGGCTTCTATCGCTAATCCAACCGCAGGTTCTGGCGGTGGCGGTGGAGGTGGCGGAGGTGGTGGAGGTCACGGATATGGTGGCGGTGGAGGCGGTGGGGGAGGTTCTTCCGATGATCCTCGGGATACAGACCAATACGGTTTCAATGATCCTAAAAACGCCTATAAATACGTAGAGCAATCAGGAACTAAGTCGCAGGATATTTGGAATGCGCTCTATCCTGGCGCTCAGTCTGATACGATGGATCAGTTCACTGACCCTGCATACCTACAGTCTCTAGGTATTCCGCAAGATCAGTGGGATGAAGTCCAACAGTTCGTCCAGGATCAGCTTGACGTAGGAACTGATCCACAAACTATTCTCGCTAACCTGACCAAAGCACAGCAAGATGCTTCAGGTCAGCTTGCAGCTGCGGACAAGATCGAAGGAAACAATGAGGACTGGCTTTCACAAGCTACTCCCCGTTTCAACGTAGAAGAACAGCAGTATACGGCAGGTTCTGGCTGGATTCCAGGTGACGATCCCACCACCACGGATACAGTCGAGCGGCGTTATCGTGATCCTAACTGGAACGAAGATAACCCGTTGATGATGCCGGACACTGATCCCATCGCTATGCTGATGAACCAGGCATACGACTATCAGAACCCCAATGCTTCTGGTGGCAACAACTACACGGATCAGGGCTTCCAAAACACTGCCCAATTCTTTAACAGAATCCTCAATATGAGGAATGATCCTCGGGCGCAAGCTGTAATGGCTCAAGTTAACGGGGGTCAAGGTGGTGGAGGCGCACAAGGTACTGGTGCTAATATTGGCGGAGTAGCGGGACTAATTGCCCAGCTCCAAGCTATGCAGCAACAGAGTGGTGGTAGCGGCGGTAACAGTGGTCAAGTTTCAGACGTTCGTGACAACAATGATCCGAATGTTCAGCAACGCTGGGACCCAGCTTCAATGGGTACTTGGCATCTTCCGCCCGGAGTTCAACCCGGCTCAGTTCCTGGTGATCCTGATAACCCGGATGTTGTAGTTAACGGAAATGTCTCCAATCCTCCTGTCGTAACACCTACAGGAATCCCTATTGGAACACAAACAACTGCTCCGCCACAACCTACTTTCGGTCAGCGTAGTCCCTGGCAAGGTGGTTGGAATATTCCGGATAGTGTTCGGTCACAAATTGCTCCTGGGCCACAAACCAGTGCAGATCGTGCTGCCACTAATGCACTAGGTGGATTCGTTCCTCCTAACCCAGATGAGATTGTTCCTCCTGGGTCTACCAATCCTAACCTGCAAAACATTCTAAATGTAATTGCATCTCAGATGCCGGGGTATACTCCGCCGCAGACTACTGCACAGCGGGCTGCTACAAATGCAACTGGCGGATTCGTTCCTCCCAATCAGAATGAGATTGTTCAGCGGCCGCAGATTCCGCAAGCTATCCTCAACCTGATTGCTTCGCAGATGCAGGGTAACTACCCCGGTATCCAGCCTCCTGGCCCGCAGTCCACAGTGGATCGAGTCACTACAAACATTAACGGTGGCTTTGTTCCTCCCAATCCAGACGAGATTGTCGGTAGACAGCAGTCTACGTCTATTCCTGGTGGAGAACAGCAATTCGTAACGGCAGCTAATGGCGGCCGTCCGACTGGAAATGCGTTACCTTACGGATTGCCTGGCGAGGGTGATAGTGCTAAGGAACAAATCTTTAGCAAGCCATCAGTTACGCAACCTGCTCTAAATACACTAGACTTGTCTAATGTATTCGGCGGCCAGTCGATTGCTGAACAGAACCATATCAGATTGCAGCAGGGTTTACCGCTTCTTGATTCGAGCGGCCAACCTGTAGGTGAAACTCCGGGCACTGTAGACTGGGGAAGTGATGCAGTAGCTGGTGGTGGGCCGGGAATGTCTCGGCAAATCATGCCGAACAATCTCATCAATGGTTTGGCTGGATTCAAGGGTCAATTGCCTGCACAAGACCCCACGGTTCCTCAACCAGATCCGCAGAATCTACGGCAACTGGCTGGAAATGCTACGAATGTTGGCAGAGGAATCAGCAACCTTCTGAACAACAGTCAGAGTGGCTTCCTGTCTACGCTTCTCAATGCAGCCAATCAGGTTGGTGGTGCATTAACTGGACAGCAACCTGCTGCTCCACAGGCACCTGGTATCTCTCGTGAAATGGCTAACTCACAGCTGGCTCAGATTCTAACAGGAGACAATGATCCGTTAACTCCTGGGCATCAGGGACCAGACGATCCTATTAGTGATGAGGGGTCAATTACTGGCGGGACGATCTACGATCAGTTGATCCGTAATCAAGTCGTCAACAACGGTACTCTTCGTGATGACCTAATCCAGTCAATGCAGAACCAGGGGCCGAATAGCTACCAGGCATTTGAGGATGCTTACCCACGAGATGCAAGTGGTAACAGAGGTACACCGGCTAGCGGTCAGTTCTACCAGATTCCTGTTGATCCGGAGGAACGTGAACGAGCACGTCTGATCGACTTCATCTCTGGCAACGTTCGCAACTTCATTCGTGGATATAGCCCCTACGCAGACTTTGCCAATTACAAGCGGTCAGTTACTGATACAGGCTCTCAGAATGCCTCAATGACTACTACTGCTCGCTCGTATGATCCTCGGGTTACTGACGCAAATGGCGGAAACCCTGACCTGTTTGGCTCAGTTCCCGACATCATTCCTTCCGAGCTACCAGACGACTATGGTGGAGACGTAGTTCCAACTGACTTGGCAGATACTAATGAAGAGCCGATCTTCTCACCTGATCTTTTCCAGGGTGGTGGCGGAGGAAGTCAAGGACGTCGTGCAATGTCACGAGGTATGGTTGGCGCTCGTAAAGGTGTAATGCCATCAAGAGGACAAGCTCAACCAAGAGATATCAAGAACTTGGCGCAAGGTATCCTGAGAGTCAAAATGTCTAAACAGGGTAGCGGTGGCGGTGGTATTCCTTCCCGTGGTGAACTGAACAAGATTCTAGCAAGAAGAAAGCATAGGTAATGCCTTCCGCAAGAGCTAGAGCGGGAGCAGCAAGAGCAGCTGCTACATTCAATAGGCAAGTCGGTAACCGAACTGGTAACCGAGCACGTACGCCTACATATAGGCCGACAACGCACTCCAATGTAAGAGGCCGTGGAGTAGATGTAGCTAGAGGCGCATCTTACGTTCCTCGGAGTGCTACCACTGCCTATAACCGAATGATGGGCCAAGGTCCAGGCGGCGGTGGTAGTAGGTCGTCTATTCCTGCACGTCAGGATGCATTGCAGAATGCCTATGCTCAGCTAACCACTGAATACAACCAGAATGCTCAGGAACAAGAAGCTATCAACTCTGCCAACGAGCGAGCAGATGCTACGGAACGTCCTTGGTACAGTGATGTGTGGAATGCTGTTACGGGTGGTGCTGGTCTTGTGGATAATGGTACCGGTTTCTCTGGTTCTATTGTTGGTCGTGGCCTCGATCTAATCAACCGTCCTGCATATGCGTTGTACGAAGGTATGCAGTCTCTAGCTGAATTGCCAGAAGAGCATCAAGGCTGGTCTAATATCGGTGACCAGTTATCCACCCTTGGTGGAGGTCTACTGCGTGGTATTGAAGGCAAAGACAAGACGGGCTTCGGAGACGTTTACGAAGCAATTAAGAACAACCCAACTGACATGATTGGGCAGCAGCTTTCTCACCTAGAGGATTCTCACCCAGCCCTAGAACAAGCTCTTTCACAGCTAGTTGGTTTCACAGGCGAGATGGTGGTTGATCCTACCAACGTCTTTATGCCTTCTGTTCCCAAGCTCATTAGAGGGACTGACGAGCTAGCTACGGCAGATCGTCTACAGAGTGTGATGGTCGAGGCTGCACAGCATGAAACTGCTAACTTCCACGCAACATCTGGACTGATCCACAACGCTCCGTTCTACGAACAGAACCCCAATGCTCTCTTCCAGAGAGTTGCAGATTCTACTGACCGGCTATTTGCTAACTCCGCTCTGGAAGTAAACAGAGGTGGTAGTCGTGGAACTAGGCTCCTGAACAACAGAGCATGGCCTGCTTTGGTCGCTAGCAATACTGGCGAAGAAGTACGTCGTGCCATGACTGACCTTACGAACAGTCGTGTTGATCGTGTATTCCAGCGTGCTGGTACTATCTCTTCAAAAACGATTGACTTCTTCCGTTCAAAGGGACAGGATTTCGACGACTTCTGGCAAGCACTAGGTACCAAGCTGGAAAATGCTGGAAAGGTACCTGCGGGAGCTTCAACAGACGATATCCTCGCCTCTCTAGCCAGGGGAGATATTGCCGAGAAAGAATACAAGAACCTCTTCAACGAGATTGTCAGCAAGAAGTACGATCCCCAGGTTGAGCAGATTAGGCAGGCTGTCTTTGAGTCAGCATCTAACCCTACCTACAGGGCGCCTGGAGTTAAGCTCTTCGGAAGTGACTACGCTTTCAAACCAGTTGGTAAAGCCTTCTCATGGGCAAACAGCAAGTTGAGCACTACTTTCCCAAGTATTCAAAACGCCCTTGATGGGTCAATCTACGAGAGAATGTTCTCCGGTCTACTTGGTCTGAAAGGCACCCGAGCGGCCGCTTTGGGCTTTGAGCCTATGAACAAGTTCCGTGACGAATTGAAAGAATGGGCACGGAAATACACAAGGCAAGAGACGTTTGAACTGCAACAGGCACTGGAAAAGAACCTCCCTTCGTTGGGTTCACAACGAATGGACGATGCTCTTAAATACCTTCGGGCTAAGTACGACTCGATCTTCGCAGATGAAATCACAAACGGATCACGACACCCCAATGCTACGAAGGAAGATGGGTACGCCTACATCTTCAACCGTGGTGGAACAAGAGACGCTCGTACCAAGTTCAAGAACGGCAGAAAAGACGCATTCAAAGACAAGTCCTTCCAGGGACCAGGAAAGTACACAATAGCGAAAGCCAAAGCTGACGGACTGAAGCCAGTTGAGAACGCATTTGCTGCATTAGACTACCGGATGCTAAAGTCCCGTAGAGATGCTAGCCGTGCTCTGTTCTACAATGACCTCGTTCGCAGCTACTCTGTGACAGATGGCACAATTGGTAAGCTATCGAAGGATGCCGCTGAAAAGGGCGGACTAATTGCTGCTGATCCTGCTCGTCTAGAGGCCAGCCTAAGAGCCTCTGTTGGAGAGGGTCGCAACTACTACATGCCCAAAGAGTTCCACGAAGTAGCCAAGATGTATGACCGTATGTCATCTTGGACTTCATCGGAGTGGGGCATTATCGGTAGAAACCTAGCCAAGATCACAACGAAGATGAAGCAGTTGCTCACGTTGCCACGTATGGGCTTCCATACGAGGAACATGATCGGCGATATTTTCATGGGTCTGCTGGATGACGTTAATCCTGATGACTACTACGAAGTAGCTAAGAAGTGGGGTCTTAACCAGGCTGGTAGACGGGCAGTTTTCGACATTGTTCCAGGCTTGGAAAAGAACTACAAAGAGATGATGCAGATTTACGAACGGAACGCCAACGCTGGCTTCTATCGTACTGATCTGAACACCTACCAAACACTGTCTGCTGGTGAAATCCCACAACGAGCCGTAAGAGGCACTGGAAACGTACTCAGGAACGTCTCAGATACAAGAGAGACAATCGGCCGTTTCACCCATTTCGTTACCGCATTCAGGGATGAAGCAAAAGCCCTATACGGTAAGGGGATGCGTGACCTAGACGAGATTGAGCGGCGTGCAACAGACGCTGCATTGTGGAGGATGAACTACTACAAGTTCGATTACTCCGCTCTTATGCCCTGGGAGCAGGGTATGAAATCGCTGGCTTTCCCGTTCTACACCTACATGCGTAAGGCCGCTCCGACTCTTATCGAGCAGCTTTACACCAACCCTCGCTACTTCGCAAAGACCGACCGTTTCATGCAGTACAATGACGGTTCGGGAGCGGATGACTTCAACAACATGAACATCCCGAAGTGGATTCGGAACATGGGCTACGCTATTGGTGATGGAAAAGAGCCGTGGTCTATCACAGGTGACATTCTACCTACAGGCTCCTTGGACATTATGTCCAGTGGTGGAACTGCTCAGGGACTAGCGCAGAACGTAATCTCCAATTTGAATCCTCTAGCTCTAATCCCTGCAGAACTAGCAGCTGGCCGCACATTCCATGATGACCGCAGAATCAACTCCACCTACGATTACCTAATGGACAAGATTCCTCTGGCTGGAGATATCGCCAAGGAATTCAACCAGGGTGATCGTTCAATCGGAGAGCGTCTGCTAAGTGACAGCCTGTTGGGTGCCGGTTTGCCGATCCGACGAGTTAGTACACAACAGCAGATGCAACAGCAACAAGACAACAGGGATCAAGCAATTGATAACCCGTTGAAGGAATTCAACTACGGCCAGGATGCGTACTTCATCTCCACAACGGAGAACTTCACTTACAGAGTCACCAACAAGATGACTGGAGAAGTGATCGGGGAATTTGCGACACCGACCGCAGCAATCAACGCCGCACAACGGCTGCCAGGTGCGAACTATCAGCACGGCTATGTGGACCCGTATCATGTGCCAACTGACGCAGACGCACGTACTTATCTCAATTTACCCCAGTAACAGATTCTGAGCGATAATCTGCCGATTTCGCTAAGGTATCGAACGCCTGTTCGGGTCACCCCTGAATCGCCCCAGCGTGTGCCGCTCTCAGAGGGCACAGAGAGGCCACCAGGATGCCCCAGGAGGGCCGTTGCGGAGTGTCCGCCCCTGTGATACCCTGTGATCGTTAGAGCGCAATGGACCCCCTTGCGTTTCCGCTTCGTTTCCGAACGCTTTTGAAACCCCAGGAGCTATGGACAGAACATGGATGAAAGAGGCTGCTTGCCGGGGAGCTCTTCCACATAACTTCTACCTGGCAACAATTGAAGACGATTTACGTGCCATCCGTGTATGCGTAAATTGCCCAGTCAAAGACCCGTGTCTTGACTGGGCAATTTTCAACGGCGAAACCGGAGTTTGGGGCGGCACTACCTATAGCGAACGAGAAAAGATAAGAGTCTCTTCGATGGTAACTGGCATCCCTGTAGGTGAGCTAAGACGCAACATACTCAGGGTGTCCGCACAGGATTGGCATGAAGTACAGATACCGCATAAAAAACAGCGTGAGCCAGAGCGTCTTGCCAGTGTTTTCCTTTCGCCTTCGGTACATACTTCAATCCGGCAAATGCGAAGCCAGGTACACGCTGTGAAGGTTGCTGCTTTACAATCTTTGTCTTTCCACTCAGCTTACAAAGAGTCAGCAAAGAGCCAATCGCTTTCTCAGCCGGATTATCTTGCCAGTTAAAGTCCCCTTTCATTGCCTTATCTGGCCTTAGCCAGAAACCTTCGTAAACGATTATATCGGCCGCTTGGACGTGTTCGTAGATATCCGTTAGGCTATCGCCTTTCGAGATTCCGAACTTACCCAGCGTGATCTTCTTGTCGTTTACGTCTATGTTGGCCCAGCCTGTTGAAGTGCCTGGATCAATCCCTAGTATTCTCACCTGGAAAGAACTTCCTGTTGGGGTATAGTCTTAGCATTTCATGCGCTTCTATAGCAGCTACTGCCGGGTGCATTCTGCCGCAATACAGCCAGAATAAGGCTAAGTATCGCCAGTCTACGAAACTATCGGATCTAGGTGCTTGTAATCGTCCCTCGCACATAGCTCTCTTACCTCCCGTTTCAGGTTGGTAAAGGCATCATCGTCAATGTCATCTTGCTCGCTATTGTGCCGAGAAAGAGTAACGCTTATGTTGATTGACTCCCACGTGCTTCCCATGTAACATCTTCCTATCTGTTCTAAAGGTGAGTCCAAATGTCTCGTGAGTCCAGTTCTCCATGATGTCTTGTGCTTCTGTGACCTCCTTCTCATTGTCTACATTAAGCCATACGGAGTCATGTACCTGATTCGAGATTGAAAATCCAGCGGCGTGGAGAAGTAGCATACTCCGCTTGACAATCTCGAAGCTTCCTCCCTGGATAACTGCGTTGAATGCTTTATGTGCCTCCCCAGGGTATACGAAATGCCTAGTGCGGCCGCTCCACATATCAATGGACATATCAGCTTCTGCAACTTGTTGTGCCTCCCACGCCTTCTCGAAGATTTCAGGATAAGCGGCCTTATATGCTTCGTGTATCTCTTTCGCTACACTGAAGGATGTTCCAAGTTGGGCCTGTAGGACTCTTGGTCCACCTCCAAAAGACATGAGGTAGTTGATAGTCTTTGCTCTTTGTCTGGTAATTGGGATTCCAGCCTTAGTGCTAACGTCGTCTGCCACAAGCTGATGGAAGTCTCCCTCGTTTTCAAACAAGGTGAGTAGTTGCTCGGACTGTGCATAAACCGCTTGTAGTCTATACTCAATGGTCCGATAGTCAATCTCCCAAAGTTCCTTTCCAGGTTCAGGTAGAAAGAGCCTCTTGACACTAGCATCCTTGTACTCCTCACGGGGTATCTGCTGAAGGTTGGGGTTCTCGCATGAGAGGCGCCCTGTTTCGGTGCCATGCTGCTTGAAGTTTGGGTGGAGGCGAGGGTTCTCCCTGGTAGTGAGGTCAAGGTAGGCGGAGAAATAGCTTGACAACTGCTTGCTGATCTTCCTATACTCATACACAAGGGCAGTCGTCGGGTGACCTATGCCCTGGAGCCATTCAAGAGATACTTGAGGCTTACCAGTTGGAGTAAACGAAGATGCACGCAAACCTAAACCCAACGGCGGGTCGGAAAAGAGTTTGGGATGCAATTGCGATGGTTTGGCTGGATCAAACCCCAGAGCGTCACGAATCTCTCGAAGTCGTACCTGACACTGCGCCTGTAATTGAGCGCAGAGTTCACGGTCGATCAAGATGCCGTTCATTTCAATTTCGGCCAAAAGTAGCATAAACGGCCGATCGAACTGTTCCCAGAGTTGTATGTGTTGTAGTTGGCTCTTGTCAAGTAGAACATCATACAACTCTGGGAGACGCATACAGTCTTGCTCTGCGTACTGTGCCATGTAGTTGGTTGGCGCTGTTACCCAGCCAAACTTCTTCAAAGCGGCTGCTTCAACTACTTTCTTTCGTGCGCCCAAAAACCGTTCCAGAACCCCGTCTAAGTCATGGCTAGTAGTCTTGTTCTCGTCGATGTAGACGGACAGCATCATGGTACACCAGAGGTTACCTACAGGAAGGCTGATACCGTGTTGCTTAAGAACAGAGTAGTCGAACTTCATGTTGTGAGCGATAAGGGGGCCGTTGTAATCATCGAACAAGTCGGGCGGCACGATGAAGTTGTCGGGCTGTTTACCCAGATAAGGGCGATGATTGACAGGTATGTACCAACTATTGTGGTCCGTCTTTAGGGCTACGCCTAAAAGATATCGTTCCTCGTATATCTCGGTGAAGTTGGTCTCCGTGTCGATCGCTACTCTGTTGCTTCCCTTGATCTCGTTCCTGATTTGCTGGAGCTGGTCTTGATGGGTTACTAGCACTTTCTTTCCTTGTGAACCATAGGTCGCCGCTGCGAGCCAGCATGAATGCGTCTTTGTGACCGAAGCGAACTTTGACTCCGGAGAGTTCAATCCCCTTGTAATCTTCCCAGAGTTGCAGAACGGTATCTGTGTCCTTAGCGAACTGGAAGGAACCAGCCAAGTCGGCCAGTCCTTTAGGCTTCTTGTTTCCTTCTGTTGCTTTCCTGTTGTGGTGGATCAGGATGACAGCCAGTCCATAACGACGGCGGATTTTCCTGCACCACTTCATAATCCGCCTAGCCTCTTTCCCTGGGCTAGTTTCCTCTTCGTCATCGAGTAGCTCTGTCAGTGAGTCTACGATCAGAACGTTCGTCTCTCGTTCCTCGATCAAGTCCTCGTACTTAGACAGGCTCTGTGTTTCATCCACGATATCAAAGAGCGGTGTTTCCTCCCATGAGTTCTGCTGATGCTCGAAGATGTATTTCAGCGACTGCTTGTCCATTTCCAAGCTTAGAACCAAGACCTTGTACTTCGAGCTATTAGCCATCCCTAGGAACGAGCGGCCAGTTGCTAAGCTATATGCTAGCTGCATACACCACTGAGTCTTACCTACACCTGGGGCCGAGCTAATTACCAACTGACCAGTAGCGTGGAGCCACTGAGGCAGTATCCACTGCAATTGCTCGACGTATTTGAGAATCTGCTCTGGCGTGTAGATGATGACAGTATCCTCCGCTATGTGCTTAAGCATAGCGTGATCTGCTATCTGTGACAGCCTGACCAGTTGATCGTTTCTACCGTCGTACTTCTTGATGCGGCCGTCTGCTTCGTATAGAAGCGAGACTATCTCTACATGCGTCAAATCCTCTTCCGCTAGTTCATGGGCTAACCTCATGAGAAACGAGGACCTGTAGGGTTCGACTGGCTCTTCCTTCTTAACCATCCGCATAACTTTGAGCGGCAGTGTGTTGTTAGCCAAGACCTGCGCTGTAGGTATTAGCTCATCCACCAAGACGGTAGAAGCGGCAGGAGCTGATATTGTGGGGAGGAAATCAAAGGCTCCAACCGTATAGGCGGAAAGGGTGTGACTTGATAGAACAACCGGCAAGTTATGCTTGTGGTTAATGGTCTCTGGAGGACGTAACAATTGCGTTGCGTCCCAGCCTGAACTATCAGCGTGTAGGTAATAGGTAAGCTCCCTGTTGATCTTCTCTACGACGTGATGAGTGTCCCTGTCGATTCGCCAGTAACAGTGAACGTGCGAAGCAAAGCTGGTTTGGACTATCATGGTAGGTTCTGACACAGATTGGAAATCAATCTGCTCAACCCCGTCGAACTCTACCCATACACACTGTAGCGTCTTAATCGACTCTTTGACTGCACGCTTCTCCGAATAGACGGCAGGCGATATGTATACGTCGCCTCCGCCATTGGAGATGTGGTCGATAAGAGCTTGCTTCTCTCTCGGATAGTCAAACCAATGTTGCTCAAAGCTCGTTGCCGTTTTGACAGGCGAATACACAAAGCCACTTAGACCATCGTATAGAGTGTCTAAATAGAAACTGAGCGTGTTCATGGCACCGTATTCCTATGCTTGACGACAGGCTTAGACCTCCAAATTTCTAGCAGATCGTCAATAGTTTCTTGTCTGTTATCCCACATTAGAGGATAGAGGGTCATCATTAAAGCAGCAACATCTCTATCTCTAGAGATTCCCCAAACCCAAAATGGTTTAGTGCGCTTCTTATTATGGTACGGTCCCCTTATCGTTCCAAGTCCAATTATCTTCTGTGCATGTTCTAGCACAGCCTTCTCTGTCAGGGACATGGAGAATCTAAGGCAAGAATTGCCGCTTTCATATAAAAAGAAACAGCCCTCCCCCTCTATCAATCCAGCAACCCAATATAGGTCCTTGATTTCCATAATGTCTCCAGAGACAAGTAGCCCCCGGCCTTTCGACCGGGGGCTACTGTCAATCAGAACGGAACGTTGTAGAACGAATCTGGCGTAGCAACCACCAGCTTCTTCCTCGTCTCTCCGTTGTACTCGTACGACTCATGGATCAGAGCCGCACCAACTGCCTGTCCGATGAATGAGTCAGCATCTGTCACATCGAGGTTGTCATCTTCCAGGTCTTTGCCCGTAAGTGCGTCGAAGAAATACTTGGCAGCCCAGGGGTTCTCGTAAGCAACCCACAAGTTGTGCCAGAGCTTTGCGCCCGGATAGTCGTCATCGGCCACGTTGAAAACGATAGCGATGTTGAATCCCTTTGCACGGGATTCCGGGTTCTTTGCTTCCTTGCACTTGTAGTCCGCAATCACGAGGGTGTATTGTCCCTCGGGCGGCAACTCAAATGGCGTTAGTTGCTTGGCGTTTCCGAAGTTGATCTTGAAATCAGGCACCGAAAATTTCCTTCCATGTTGGATTCGGTATGAATATGTCTTGGATGTTGAGGCGGTTCTTCGCCTCGATTGTGTTGGTTCGGTTGAGGTATAGTTTTCGGCTTGTTGTTCCTTTCAGCTCATTGTTCGTTGCCGACATATATCCGACGACGTTAACAAGTCTTGTAACAGCTTGTTGAAGTCGGGGCGTGATATCTGGATAAATTCCTGTAACGTTTCCGGTGTCAGGATCGAAAGCAATTCTTTCATGTCCAATAAGTACCACGTTGATCGGGGCGTCTTGCAGCAGACCAAACAGCTTTGTAAAGACCTGCGTAGCGTACTTGTAATCGGCTTCACTGAATGTGAACTCGTCTCGCTTGGCTGCACGTTTCTCGGCTTCCCTTCTCATGAAGTAGTCGTGCGCTGTTGTCATCGAGTCGATGATGATGGTGTCAATCTCCGGGTCATTGACCGCCAGAGCAATGTCCGTGATTAGCTCGGAGATATCTTTCGGGGTCTTAACCCTGGTCTCCTTGTACTCCGGCCAGTATCGCAGCGTCTCAGTGGACGACTCAAAGTCGAACCAAAACGGCTTAGGCGAATCGGCACAGAATCGGGTTTTACCAGCCCCTGCTTGTCCGTATATGAGTGCTTTAACCCACGGGGTTCGTTGTGTTACCGTCTGAAATCGTTTTATTTCCACGTGGCTTTTCTTTCGTTGCAATGAAGCATTGGTATGTTGTGAGGGATTTCGCCTCTCCGACTAGTTCTTCCTCACGGTAGTAACCGTCACCGTCATCCACATTGACTGTTTTTAGGCTCCCATCCTTGAACTTGACAATGAAGTAGTCAATTGGGATTGTCACTCTTGGCGTAACTTTCGGTAAAGGTGCTCTCATGCCTGCTGTCTCGTTTGGTGTAGTTCGCCGCCAGGATTGGTGAGGCGTCTATTCCCTTGCGAGAAAGGTAGCACGGTGTCTGGAATGCACAGTACCTACAGTGCTGACCGTAGAAGGGAACAGGGTCAGATTGTAGCATATGCACAACGACTCTGCAAATCTCATCGAAGTAGATTTCTAGTTCCCGCTCCGAGTAGTTTACTGTGGTAAATGTGAAGGCTTGATCGTAGGTGATTGGCTTGGCGTACTCCTTTGTGTTGGTGTAAGAAATCTCTGACATGGGTACTTCACCCATCAGCTTCCAGACAATGCAGGCGTAGTACAGTAGCTGGTTGCTGAATTGAGCGTCCAGCTTTCCCCACGCCTTTTCGCCGGTCTTGTGGTCACGGATACGCAGGTTCCCTGAGTGGTCACGATAGATTAAATCGGCAAACCCAAACAACACGAAGTCCTCTGTAGGGAATTCGAGTTTCGCTTCAACAGAGATGACTTGGATACCGTGGTCCACCTTCTTGGACTGTTCCCGTATGAAACGCAGCATCGTAGTTGTGACGATGCCGTACACGGAAATTAGCGACGGATCGCCAGTCGTCTCAATGTCGTTACGGATTCGAGCTTTGATCGCTTCTTCTGCGTAGGTAGAACCTGGCTCTACACCTGACTTAATCATCTGGTAGTAGACGTGGGATAACTCGTGGAAGTAGTTTCCCTTGTCGAACTTCTTGGCTGATTTACCCGCCGGCTTTAGCTCTTGCCCATAGATGTAGTCATACTTCTTGGGGCACTCTAGGTACGCCGATATCCTGCTCGGACTCACTAACGTCAACGGGATCGGTGAGAGTTCCGTCAAGAAGCCCCTGGATAATTTCATCTAGTGTTAGTCCTGCGTCTCTTAGTGCTTCGAGCCAACCAAGCATTTCCATCTCTTGGTCCGGCGAGAAAGTGATCCGGTCACTCATATCTTCTCCTTCACTACCTTACCAAAACGATCAAGGTAGACTATTTCGTGGATGCCTTTCGCTTCTAGCTCCAGCATACACCGCTTGCACGGTCTACTAGGCAGTTCGCCCTGGGAGCCTACTCGGGCTATGTACAGTGTCACTCTATCAGGTTTGTCCAGCATTCTCAACACGTTCATTTCTGCGTGGAAAGTGGACAACCCGAATGGTATGTTGAAGTTGGTATTACGTATGGTGTTGAATGCTCCTGCTAATAGCCTGGTATTTTTGGCTGCTACACACCCGACCTTCTTGGCCGTGATGTAGTTGGACTGACGAGCTAGATCACAAGCCTTTGCGTAGAACCTCAGGTCTCGTGTAATAGTCTCGACATTCCTGGCAGCTTCTGAATCCAATAGAAGCTTCGTTCCGATTACAGTGCTGGCAGATGATTGGCGGGGCATATTCCTCGTAGACCGTTCGTGGTGACTTTCTTCCAAGTCGGAAGATGAAGATGATGGAGCAGTAGATCAGGTCTACTACGATCCACCATGCGTGGATGTGTAAAATCCACCAGAGAAAGAGAAACATCAGGCCAGCTTGCTGTTCCGATGCACTTTCTTCGGCGTGTCTGTTACAGCTTCCGGATTCAATACCCGTAGACGCTTGTAGTACATATCACGCCAGTAGAGAGTGTCTCCACCTTTGAGCTTCTTGTAATCATCCGGGTACACATAGTACCGGGCCAATAGCTCACTGTCTGAGTACCTACAGATGTCACGCCGCATTGTCCCGCAGGACATACAACGGAAGTCGTAGGCTACGCCAAAGCTGGGCGGCCCAAGTCCAGACGCACAAGGGTCCAGAACATGCCGCCGCATAGCTTTGCAGCGTAGATAGTCGATTTCGATTTCAGCGGTCTTGACAAGACGTAGACGTGCCATCAGTTCTGCTCGCCATCTTCAAAGACCTCAATCTCAATGGCGAATACCGGGGTAATCATCCACTGAGTGAGTTCGATATCCCGAGTATCTGCAAAGACACTCAGGATAATGGCTGTGTTGAAGAGTAGGACTCCATCATCCATAATTGCGACTCCGTTCGGCAAATTGGAGGCTTTATACGGGAGTGCCCCACCCAGAGAGACTAGGTGGGGCACTCAACCGTCCCAATGGGAAGGGAGAAAGAAAGAAAGAACCTTCCCATTGGTTACTGTCGGAGAGGGAAACTCCACAATGGTATGACACACGCACAGTTTCCCTCTCCAGCAAGCTAGGCGGGATTTGAACCCGCATCTTTCCCCTTATGTGGCACATGACTCCACGGGGCGCATTGTCCTGAGATATGCTACTAGCTTGTCATCTCTACTAACCAGGCAGCTAGTTGGAGATGATTAGGGGGAGCAGAGTCGTCTCACTCACACTCTCCCCCTAAAGATCATTCTGAACCGTCTCCTACTACCCTCATCTCTTGAAGCTCAAAGCCCCAATCTTCGAGGGATTCAGCTAGAGATTCTTGAATCTCATCTTTCCTATCGCTGAACTTTCCCTCTAATTGAGCGGGATCAAGCTTCGCTTCGATGACGATATAGGTGGTCACTCGTCCTCTTCTCCTTCTTCCTCGGGCGTATTCGGCTGCGTTGCATCCGGCTCGGTATCTTCGTCCTCATCGTCCTCACGCTGAGCGGTGACGGTGTGTCCGTTGATTGTGACGGAGAATTCGTCCTCCGGCTTGCTGGTCTCGATTCCAGCGTCCTTGAGTGCCTTCGTGAATTCGGCCTGCTTCTCGAAGCCCAACTTGACGGAGACACCCTTCACGGAGTCATCGTCGGACGGCATTTGCACGCCGTCAACTTGCCAGGTGAAGAGAGAAAGCGCACGCTTGCCACGCTTTCCAGTCGCACCACGACGGGCGGGAATTGCCCACGGCTTTGCGGGATCAATCTCGTTGAAGAGAGTCGCCATTTCGACGATCATCTTGATCTGCTTCACCAGCGCAGTACGAGCCTCGGAAAGTGACTTCTTCTCAGCTTCCGAAACTTCCGGCGTATCCGACTTCGGAGTGTTCTCGACTTCGGCCTTCAGCCAATTGTCGACTTCCTCCTTGAAGAGCTTGGACACTTCACGGATGAATCCGTAGAAATTGCCCGCACGCTCTGCCGGCTCCATGTTGCGGAGTTCCTCGGCAAGACTCGGGACAACTGCGCCCCATTCAGCCTTGTTCGCTTCCACCAGCTGATTTGTCAGCTTGCGAATCCCCGCAGCTTCTGAGCCAGCATCAAGCTGCTCATCAATCGTTGCGACTTGCTCGGTGAGCTTCTCGTACCACTCACGAGTCTGTGACTTTTCGGCCACATCCTCCGTTTGCATCGTATCGGTCATTTTTCCTAATTTCTCCTGTGTAATGGGATCGTTGCGGTTCCCGGCCAGTGGTCCTATTGTACACCCTCGGCGCCTATCCCGTCAAGCCTTTTTTCATAGGGCCTGGCCTGTGGATAACTCGATAGGATCACTACCCAGTTTAGAAGTAGCGCATCGTTTTCTGCGCCACTCCCTTGTCTGTCTGATTGTCGTCCAGTCTGTGACAGGACTTGCATTTCCAGTTGATGTAGTCTAGCTCGTTGTTTCTGTAGTCCTTACTCTCATGGTCTGCTTCAAGCTGCACATCTAGCACCCGGAGATCATCCGGCCAAATTTCGCTAAACCAAGCAGGAGCATCCTTGGGAGGTTCCTTCGTTGTTTTGCCACAGTTATAGCGACTACCGCCAGGTAGTAGGTAGCCAACACACCGATATGGTACATAGTTGGCGTAAAGTTCCCTCCTAGCTTTCCGTCGGCCAGTTGACCTCCAATCCTTGATCCGATCCTCGTCCTTTGTCATTGACTACCTCTGATGCTGTCTCTCTTATGGATGCGTAGTTCGGGCAATCCAGATCACATGGCGTAATCAGGATAGCCTTTACTCCGTTGGAAATACCATACCGTACTGAACAGCCGCAGTCAAGTATGTCCATGTTCGGGATCATCCCCACTTCTCCTTCCAGTGTCGTAAGAACACTTCACTCTCGTTGCCAATAGGCTTGTATGTAGACACATGACACTTATCAGGCGCAAAACACATCTTACCTACAGGGTGGCCGTGTAGTACAATAGTGGCGAATTTGAGGTCATCAGTATATACCTCTCCTTCGTACACGTCAACAGTCACACGCTTCCACTCATAACCTACAGGGGCCAGAACGAGGAAGTGTTTGGTCGTCCAAGGGTAGCGGATATCGTTTCGACGGTATTCCTCGCCATTGTACTCAGCGGCTGCCCGCTTGACTGCTCCTGGCTTGAAATTAGATAGGAGGGCTTTCGTCTCCGCTAATATCTCCGCTGTTGTCTTGGCCATAGGTAATCGCCTTAAAGTCGTGGTTGGATATTTCCGTGAGAAGCAGGTTGCAGACTTTCTTCTTCTCGAATTCTGATAGGTCTGCGAACAGTGTGATGATGACGTACGCAATGTCGTCAGCCAGTTCCTCCGCATCGCTGTCCTCAATCATGTCTACGATTGCCTGCATATCATAGCCGGTGGCTAAATCTGTCAGGACTTTGACGTTGCTGAAGTGACTCACAACACTTCCTCGTAATCCTGGTACTTCCGCCATTGACGGAAACAGCGACTGCACATATTGCGGATTCGATGCAAGCTGTAGACTCGAACCTCCGCAACTAAGCCGCACTTACAATAGCTAGCCATTACTCTCCCTTTCCTAGTTCGCCAGAAATGACGATTGATTCGACGTCGATGATATCCCAATCTAACTCCGCTGCTCGTAAGGCCCATTCGTGGTCGGCAAACTTAACACAACCAAGGTCCGTGTAACTGGTGATAACACCGTGTAGATCGGATGCGAACACCATTGTCTCGTACTCATTTGTGCCGTATAGAATGTCTGGCAAGCGAGCGATACTAGAGACATAGTAGTTGCCATCATCTGCCTTCCATAGTTTCTGCTGGCACATATCACTGGATGGTAGGTCTCGGACGAAGATAACTCTCACAACAAGTCCTTCAGGTAGTTCTTCCAGTCAGCGGACGGACGAAGCTCAGACGATTCAGTCAATGAGTCAAGCTGAGCGTTCTTGTCATCACACAACGCACGGATGAAGAAGTCGACAGAACCGTCGCACATCAGATTGTAGACGAACACTGGCTCGCCGGCATTCTCACCCGGACGAACCGCACGGGCAATTGCCTGACGGTTACGAGCGTCATTCCACCACTGATCCAGCATGATAACTGCACGAGCACCACCGGGCCACTTAGCAGTGTCCTTGTGCAAGTTCAATCCCTCACCCATTCCGAGGGTAATCATCAGCACGTCAATCTTCTTCTGCTGGAAGTCCGTCTCATAAGTCGCCATTTCCTTGGCGTACTTGCTGGAGATAATCTCTGGGCGGAGACCCTCCACCTGTAGGCGGAGAGCAAGTTCTTCCATCGGTTCGAGGAAATTGCTGAACACAATGACCTGATCGCCAGTTTGCATGATGATATCGACGGCCTCATCGAGCTTTGACGAGTCACGAACATCGAGCTTGATTGTGTCAACCACAAACCCATCGGCATCCTTGATCTTGAATGTTGCAACGGGGAGAACGTTGATCTGACGAAGCCGAGTCAATTGTGCAAGGAGAGACGTGGCAGATAGTGCCTTCTCTTGCTTGTCCAACCAGATGAAGAACTCTGTCCGCATCTTCTGGTACAACTCACCCTGCTGCAAGTTGTGAGGCAGAACGACGTCCTGGTAGTTGACGGGAGGAAGTTGCAGCCCAACTTCTGTCGCTGTCCTACGGATCAAACGGCCACGCAGAATGTCCTTCAACATCCGCTCGGACTGTAGGGAGAATTGAAGATTCCCACTCAGGTCACGAAATGCGGAGAACTGTCGAGCGAAACGCTTTGCATCCGGGAAAGCATCGGCATCGAAGATATGAAGGTAGGACCAGATTTCCTCCACCTTATTGACCATCGGCGTGCCGGTGAGCATCATTGTGAAGCCCATTGAGAGGTTCTTAACCGCCTCCCAAATTGCTGTAGGTCCACCGGAATTAGCTCCGCCCTTCAGTTTGTGGACCTCATCCATGATGACGATATCCCAGTGAATCTTCTGGGCTTCTGGCGTGGTCTTGATTGTCTCGTAGTTGGTGAGAACACAGGTACCACCAGTACGTGCGAACTTCAAGACCATCTCTTTGGCAGCCTTGTGATCGGCACCCTTTAGCGGGAACATACGCAGCTCAGGATTCCACCGAGTTGCCTCATTCTTTGTGCCACCAGTTGTGAGAATTGAGAGCTTGGTCAACCAGAGCATAGTTGGCTTCCGATTGTGCTTGCGCTCAAACAGCTTAGTGATGATGTACAATGCGACCAAACTCTCGAACGTCTTACCGAGAGCCATCTCGTTCGCATTCATCACGCCGGATGAACCGATGAGATACTGGTGGACGATACGCACGATATCTTCCACCTGGTATTCACGGGCCTGATGCCAAGCGGCAAAGTCCTCACAGATTTCCTTGATGAGAGCGATGGTCTCTTCAAAGACTTTGTTCTTCTCTTCTTCGAGCTTCTGTCTACGCAGTGCAGCTAGGCGAGCCATATCCTCGTCGTACTTGCTACGAGCCTTGTCGAGAATCTTGTACTTCGTTGTGTTGTTCTCAACTAGGCGCTGTCTTAGAGCCTCAATCTTGGCGATGATTTCGTTGTGCTTTGTCTGGTAGTCAGTCTCGACCTTGATGACTTCCTCTTTGTGAAGCTCAGTTGACTCCACCAGTTTGCGAATCTCATCATCCAAGTTAAAAAACTCGGGCTGCTTCTCAGGTTCATTGTCCGGATTGAATGACAGTTCCATTAGCTTACTTTCCAGTGAGTGAGTAGTTCGGAGATTTTGTTCTGACGACGCTCTGACATGATCGGATAGATTGTCATGAGCAATGCTGCAACGTGCTTTTGCTTGGCAATTTCCCAGGTCCAGTATTCCAGATTGCTCTTGTACTGATAAGGGCCATGCATTGTGCCGTGGATAGTCAAGCCATCCAATCTCTCGATAACATCCTCGTCAGTAGATGCAGCAGAGATACGAATGTATGTCTTGTTTCCAACTTTGGCTAGCTTGAATGCACCCTCACCTTCGAGGAATCCAGCCACCCAATGTATGTCTGTTAGTTCCATCAGACTTCTTCTCCATTGTATTCGATCTCTTCAGTGAACGGAAGTTCGGGCTGGCAAATGTGCTGATCGAACGGGATCAACTCTTCGCAGTACCTACAGGGGCAGTTTGGGACGTAGCCGCAGATGAGGCAAATCTTCACTTTGAAAGCTCCTCAACCTTGCAACCGCAGTTTGGGTTGGACTTGACGTAATCCACAACGTCCATCAAGTTCGTCTGGGTAATACCCAGCTTTTTGGCGACCGCAACTGGGTTTCTCATCCACTCAGTTTCGCCGTCCAATAGGAACACGTAACGAGGGAGACCAACCGGCTTCCCGTAGTTGCCCGGCATATTGGGAAGCGGCTGTGCCTCGAACTTACCGAGCACCTTCATGGCGTGGACATACTGGTTGAAGATTTCACGCAAACGGTTGTACTGTTCGTGCGTAGTCTGCTTGTCCAAATGCCCGTGGTTGTTAGCCAGGTCTTGTGTCGCACGATAGTCGATCAGATTCTCGACGTCTCTTGCCAGCTTCTGAATCCGCTTCACCAAATCAGGCAGTGAGACGAGTGGCATTGTCTGAGCCAATTCATAGATGGCATCTTCGTGGACAGCAAACTCAGTGAAATCAGCCGTCTCTTTGGGGAGACGAGCAATGTAGTCACTTACCGAGGTGTTAGTGCGGAGGATAGTACGAAGCTCTTCAGCCTTCGTATAGACCCGCTTGCAAAAAGCGGCAGGATCAGTGAGCTTGTCACTGTGGTCAATTTCCAGGTCATCGAAGATGATGTTAGTCATCACAACACCTCCAAGACAATCTCTTCGTGCTTGTCGCACAAGTAGACGCAGCCATTGCCGCTGGCAGGATACAGACCAATGATGGCCCGAGGATGCTCGGACTTCCACTCGTCAAATGCCAGAACATCCATGCGGTCCATCAAGTAGGTTGCATTGTTCTCGCAACGCTCCCAGAAGATAGGCGCATCGGCACGCTGCATGAAATAGCAGTGAACAGGCTCGCCATCAGGGAGCAATATTTCCGGGTTCTTATTCATTCTCTCTAATTTCTTTCTCAATTAGGGCACCGGATTTGTGCAAGGGTAGACGGGTGCCACCACGATTATCGCACGATAACGCCGTTATGGTCAAGGGGTTTCTGTGTGACATGCGGCACACCCGCCTACCCTATTAACAATTAGCTATTAGGCAATGTTGTCCATTAGCTTGTTGACGAAATCGTCGTAGATCATTTCGAGCGTTTCATCATTGCTATTTTCGGCGACGGCGAGTGTGATTGCAGGGAATTCAATGCCCTTAGCTTTGAGGTAGACAATCACGATGGGTGCAAGCAAATCAATCCACGGCGCATCTTCTACCTTAGAATCCAATACTCCCCTACAGGCATTGCTGGTTTGAATAGAATCCCAATCGAATATCTGGTCAATGATAGCTTCTCGTGGCTTGATCTTTGGAGCGTCCCTAAATCTGAAAGCCGCCTTACTCTCTAACGCTTCCAATCCAGCCGGCGTGATACGATACTCACTGTTATTCTCTACTGCCCAGCCATTGCTAGTCAATTGAGCTAGAGCGTTTCTAACTGTACCTTCAGCCTTATCTGTAAGGTCTATTAGATCGGCCTTAGTTACAGGGCCATCTTTACGGCTCATGTGTTTGAGGATAGTAATGCGTGTGCTCACTGTAAACCTTTCGATTGTCTGTAGCGGCTAGGAGGATTGTACCACACTCAGTCAGTCAAGTCAAGCAACTTCTCCCTAGCCTCCAGTGTATAGAGTTATCCACAGGCAGCTTAGAACAATAGAACTTTCGGTGACTATTGTGTTATTCAAATACGTATTGCTCGCCCGGCCCTTGCGGGTGCAACAGTGAGTTTAGGGCTGTGACCAGGGGTTATGTGATCGTGAGTTTGGAGGGTCAAACTCACGAACTCACGAACTCACGGCAAACTCACACCAAAGTCACGGTAAACTCATACCAAACTCACGTTAAACTCACGATTAAGGGTCAGGAAACGACTTCGTCGTTTCTTATCTGACCCTGTGCGGAAGCTCTTTGCCATTCCTGTAGGTAAGCCCAGGTAGCCGCCCATAAAGGGAACATCCGTTCGATAGGTTAGCTTCCTAAGCCTTCAAAATGAAAATCGAGAATGTATTGAGTCAGGAAACGAAACGTATACACTAAGAGTGTATAAATCGCTGGCAAATTAGAAACGCTATTTTCACCCCATCGACGAGTAGGTAAATTGCGACCCTGGGTACCCCCAGTCAACGCAAAATGCCCGACGACCGATTGGCCGCCGGGCAAATTGTGGGTGAAGATTGAGCGGGAGCCTAGGGACTACCTAGCGCCGGTTCTTAGCCTTTGCCAAAATCTCCGCCTTTGTGGGCGCAACTTTTGGCGCATCTTCGTCGTTCTTACGCTGCGCTCGCAGGCTCTCCACACTCGGGAGAACTTTGCCGTTCTTCCATCCGGCCCAAACGGCCGAATCGAATGCCTGACGGAAAACGATCCCGAACACTGAGTACCCAGTGTTCATCGCTTCCCGCAGCGCAATTTGGTCGTCATGGTCGAATGCAGTCCATTCGTCCAACATGATGACGTCGAACAGTTCTTCGTAAAGACTGTCCAACCGAGCCTGAATATTTGCAATGTCCATTTTTTCCTCTTTCAATTTGTGTGAAAATACGGCCCGAAATTAGGCCGAATTTAGGCAAGGCTATCGCAGAGGCTCTCGCTCAATCTTCAGTTTTCAATGTACGCCACGACCCTAGCAGATGACCGGCCCCAAAATGCAAAAAGAGCCTGTGACATTTGTCACAGGCTTTCATCCGGAGGAAATATCCTATAGGATATTGGCTACAGCCTACATCATAGATCCTATAGGATATAGGATAGATCATCATGAGGAATCGACGAGTGGGTTAATTGCGACTCCGAGGAACGAGGACCAGGGTTTCCCCCGGTCCTTTCGGTCACACTCCGATCCTCTCGATTGTCATGGCCTTGGCCTTCCGGATTTCGGCGGCGCACTTTCCGCAGATTGTCGTTTCCATGTTCTGGTCAAGCAGATACCAGCGGCCCGCTCGCTTCCAACACATTTCGCATGTCATGTGGTCCATGTCTCGAATCTACTCTCTTTCGTTTCGTTTGTCAAGACATTTCCAGGGGGAATCTTTCGATTCCCCCTGGAATCTGTCAACTACCGGCGAGCCTTCGCCTTCGCCAGAATCTCGGCCGGAGTCGGCGGAGCCTTGACTTCGGCGGAGTCATCCTTGCGCTCCTTCCGCAGGGATTGAACCTCCTCCGAAACGGTCCCGTTCCTCTGACCTTCCCACACCTTCGAGTCGAATCCCTGGCGGAACACGATTCCGAAAGCGGAGTAGGCATCGTCGAGCATCTCACGGAACGCAAGTTGCGTTGCGAGATCGTAGCTGGTCCACGTTCCCAACATGATGGGATCGTAGAGCGTCTCGAACAGATCGGTGACCTGTTCCTGCCAGGAAATGACTTGCGCCATCTCTGCGGACACTTCGGCGACAACCGCCGTCTCAACATCGGACATGGTATCTCTCTCTCTTGTTTGTCCCGAGACTCTCTCGGGATCGTGGCGCCGGTACCTTTGACAGTACCGGCGCCGACCACATTACGCCGTGGCAGCGTGCGCCGTGAACAGACCGGCGATGTTCGAGAGAACATCGACGTTCACGTACGTTTCGATCGAACGCACGTCGTCATCCTCCGAACCCTTCGGCTCGACAATGACCTTGACCTTACGATCGTAGGCCCACACGATGGACAGACCATCCGTGTACCGTGTGCGCTTCGTGATTGTGACTTCCATGACTTTCTCTCTCTCTCTCTCTCGTTGGCGTCTCTCACCAACAAGAGTCATGATAGTCCCTTCCAACACGGAACGCAATATGTTTCGTGTTACAGGTTGATGACAATAATACGTCATGATGAATAGGTAGTGCGAGAGCATAGGCTCTAGTCAAGCCTAGGTTCTAGTCAAGCCTAGGTAAGTGGAGAGCCTAGGTTCTCGGCGGACCTATGCTCCCGATCGGTAGGTATCGACAGGTACCTGACAGTTGCGCCCGCAAATATAAAGCACCCCTTACAGAATCTGTGAACCCCTCCTACCATCCGGTGTTAGGCACCCCTAACACGAGTTGATCCCCCTTCTGCGATGAAAGGAATCTTGATTTCT